TCGATGAGTACGCCGAGCGGAAGATCCAGGTCACCTTCGGTGGCAACCTCTACTCGGCGGTCGGCCTGACCGACGAGCAGAAGGACTTCGACCTCGACTCGTGGGCCGACCTGCTCGAGCCCCAGGCACGCGCCGTTGGCCGTGGCCTCGAGGGTCGGGCCGTCGCCACGCTGGAGGACGCGCCGTACGCGGTGACCATCGGCATCGCCGACGCCACGCTCCTGTCCGGTGCGGGCAGCAAGCTGTCGCAGGGCATCGTCGAGGCCCGCCGGGTCCTGAACCGCTTCCGCGTGCCTGCCGGGGAGACCCGCTGGCTCCTGGTCGGCTCGGACTTCGAGGCGGCGCTGCAGAACGACGAGTCCTTCAACAAGGCCGACAGCGTGGGTGACGCGAACGCGGACTCCGCTCTGCTCGACGCCATGATCAAGCGGTGGAAGGGCTTCACCATCGTCCAGTCGGACGAGGTCGAGCCGACCGCTGCGTACGCCTTCGTCACCTCGGCGTTCATCTTCCTGAGCGCGGCGCCGTCGGTGCCGGACTCGGTGCCGTTCGGTGCGACCACGGCGTACAAGGACATCGCGGTGCGCTGGGTGCGTGACTACGACCCGACGCACATGCAGGACCGCTCGGTCGTCAACACCTACTGGGGCTTCCGCCGGGTCGAGGACCCGCTGGTGCGCATCGACGCTTCGCACAACGAGCACGTCTCGGAGTACGAGCACTTCGTGCGCGGCGTGAAGCTCGACCTGGAGGCCACCTCCAGCGTCTACCCGGACGGCAACAACTCCGAGAAGGAGAACGAGCTGGTCACGTTCACCAAGGTCGGCACGGAGGCCAGCGACTCGTCCTGGTCCTCGGCTGCCTGATCGAGGCTGATCGACAGTGGCGGCTCCGCTTCCGCAGCTCCCACCGCTCAAGCCGTGGGAGGCGCGTGACCCCCTGCTCGAAGCGTTGGTCACTGCCGTTCGCGAGCTGCAGGAGGCGTCCCCTTCGGGGGGCGCCCCTGTGGCCTCGGGCAGTGCCGAGACCTACCCGTCCATGACACAGGCGCAGGCCTTGTCCGGGGCGAGTACCAAGGCGATGGTCGTGAGCCCCAAGGTGCTCAAGGCCCTCGTCACGAAGATCGTCGAGGAGAAGCTCGCTGAGCTGACCTCGTGACCCCTAGTCCGAGGAGACACCGATGGACGAACCACTCGCAACGGTGGAAGAGGTGACCTCCCGTGTGGACAGGGACCTGACCGACAAGGAGATCGGCACCATCCAGGGCCACATCGAGGACGCGTCCGCCCTGGTGCGGTTCCACGGCCTCAAGTGGCCGACGCGAGCTGAGGCGCCGGCCCTGGCTCGCACGATCACGCGCAACTCGGTCAAGCGCCTGCTGCACAACTCCGAAGGCTTCACGATCTCTCGTGCGGCTGACGAGACGGTGGGCTTCGCCGACATCGGCGACAAGGCCGGGACGGTGTACCTGACCGACGAGGAGAAGCTGATGCTGGCCTCCCTCGCCGGCAACGACGTCAGCATCTCCACTGCCGCGATCTCCCCGTACGGCACCCAGGACCCCAACCCGGACGTGGGCTACGTGCCCGTCTCGTACGGGGGCAAGGCGTTCCCCATGTTCCCCAGTGAGGACGGCCCCTGGTGAGCCTGCAGCGCCGTCGAGGCATCCCCATCGTGTTCTACCCACGGGTGCTGACCGAGACGGCCCGGGGCGACAACCAGTTCGCAGTCGACATGGACAGCCCGGTCACCACGCGTGGCTGGGTGTCTGCCGACCGCTCCACCAAGGCCGAGGTCCCCGGGCAGCAAGAGGTCGACGTCGTCAAGATCGGCGTCCCTGTGGGGCTCGAGGATCAGGGCCTGGGCATCGGCGCCCGCGTCTACATGCTGGGCGAGTACTGGGACGTCGTCCAGCCGCCCGCGTACCGGCATGGCACACGCCACGTCCGGCACCTCTCGGTGACTCTGCGAAGGAGGCCGTCCGGTGCCTGAGGTGTTCAAGCGTGTAAACGGTCGCAAGCTGACCAAGCACATCGCCATCCTGCCCGAGGTGCAGGCTGCGGTCGACGACCACGCGGTCGAGATCGCCGCCGACGCCGAGGCCATCCTCGCGGCGCACTACCACGAGGGTGACGCCAACATCACCGTGGACAAGGGCAAGGTCGACAGCTACGTGATCCTCGAGGACCCCGACGGGGGTGCCATGGCCATCGAGTTCGGTCGTGGCCACCGCCGGCTCGAGGACGGGAGCCTGGGTGGCGGCATGGAGGCCATCGCGCCTCTGCGCCGGGCGGCGTTCAACAGGAGGGTGGGGTGATCCATGGCTCTGCCTTCCAGCATCACTGACCTGGTGGAGATCCCCCCGGTGGAGGACCTGATCCTCCCCGTCCTGCGCGCTCGCATGCCGGACATGGCGTTCCACGCCCTGATCGAGGACGCGGCGAACATGCCGTTCGTCTTGGTGCGTGGTGGCGTGTGGGGGAACTGGAGCGGGGACGAGCGCGGCTTCTACCAGTCGACTGCGTTCACGGTCCACACCTACACCAGCGGCATCAACGGTGACCAGGAGGGCGCTCAGCTCTCCGAGGCCATCCGCGTGACGATGCGCAACGCGGCCAACGCTCAGCACCACGTGGCCGGCGTCGGATACCTGACCCAGGCCAGGCTGCAGACCGAGCCCCGGCGCGTGCCCGACTGGGCCACGTCGAGCGGCCCTGTCCAGTTCGCCGACCTCCCTTCGGAGGTGTGGCGCTACGAGTCGCTGTACCGGGTCTCGTTCCGCCCGGCTCTCTGATCCACCAACGCCCAGGGCCCCGTGTGGGCCTTCTTGCCATGCCATCACACAGGAGGAACTGTGGCAAAGAACGACAACGCCACTCTCGTCATCGGGAGTGGTAACTACCTGATCGCCGACACCGGCACCGCGCTCCCGGCTGACCTGACCGCTCCCGGCGTCGACTGGGAGAACATCGGGCACACCAGCCTCGAGGAGATCCTCGCGATGGCGTCCGAGGGTGGCGAGCCCACCGTGCTCGGGACGCTGCAGAACAAGTCGCTGCGGACGACCTACTCGACCCGCACCGAGGCGTTCAACGTGATCCTGCAGCAGTGGGACACCGGGGCGCTCAAGCTGTACTACGGCGCGAACGCCATCACCACGTCCGACGGCCTGATCGCTGCGGCTGCGAGCCCCACGCCCACGGAGAAGGCCTTCCTGGGCATCTTCCTGGACGGCGAGACGGTGTTCGCGATCTACGCCCCGAAGGCGGAGATCTACCGGGCCGAGGACTGGGCCATCGAGGACACCGAGTCCCTCGCCGGCCTGCCCATCTCGGTCACGCCGCTGAACTACGACACCAACGTGTGGACCTACGCGGTCACACCGATCGGTGACCCGGAGTCCAGCTCCGCCGCCTGATCCCCGCTCAGTCCCCACCGAGACACCCTCCCCCCGTTGTGTTGCGGACCCGGCGGGGGGAGGGGCAACACCTGGTCCGCTCAACCACTCACACTGGAGGTCCGCAACCCCATGGCAAACACAGTCACTCTCGACAGCATCCGCGCCGCAGCCAACGCGAAGTACGGCTCCTACGACATCGCGGTCGACGAGAGCACCACCGTCAAGCTGCGCAACCCGCTGCGCCTGTCCAAGGACGAGCGCGCCACGCTGCGGGAGCTGCAGGAGCGCATCAACGCCGAGCCCGAGGAGGGCCAGGAGGCCGAGGACCAGGGCGACCTGATGGCTGAGGCCATCCGCCTGGTCGCCGACCACAAGCCGTCGGCCAACAAGATGCTCCGTGAGATCGGTGACGACCTGGCGGTCCTCGTGCAGATCTTCGAGGGCTACATCGAGGGCGCCCAGGTGGGGGAAGCCTCGGCCTCTGCGAGCTGATCGACGACCACGGAGAGGGGCTGTTCCCCGACCTCTGGTTCTACTACGGCGTCGACCTGACCCGTGTGATCCAGGGGGAGGGGCCCGCCCCTTCCTTGGTCCTCTCGCTCGTGCAGAGGCTCCCTGACGACTCCCTCACCCACGCCCTGATCCGAGGCGGCTACGAGCACTTCGGCTGGGGCATGGACCGGCACCTCCGTGCGTCACTCTTCGACGCCATCCAGATCAACACCCGGGCCACCGGCAACTTCAAGAAGCCCCCGAAGTTCGAGCCATGGCCGCGTCCCAAGACCAAGACCAAGAAGAAGGTCACGGTGCGGGACCTCTTCGCCAAGTTCAACCGGAGGTAGCTCATGGCAGTCGGTGCTGCGGTCGTTGGACGGGTTGCCGTCAAGGTCATCCCGGACACCCGCGACTTCGGTCGCGACCTGTACAGGCACCTCCGGCGGATCGAGCAGAGGGCCGAGGTGCGGGTCAAGGCAGTCCTGTCCAACACCTCGACCCTCGAGCGCGAGGTCCTTGAGAAGGTCCGCGAGATCAACGCGATGAACCGGCTCAAGGACTCCCGCCACATCCGCATCCACGTCAAGTCTGACTTCTCCGACGTGGACAAGCAGGTCCGCGACGTCTCAAAGCACCTGTCGACCAGCGAGGCGAGCAGGGTCCAGGTCAAGACCGAGATCAGCGAGGAGGACATCGAGAGGCAGATCCGCAAGATCACCCTCGATGCCACCCGGATCAAGACGTCCATCGACGTCGACTTCGACGTGTCCCGGGAGCGGATCCGGGACGTCAAGGACAAGATCGAGGACGGCCTCGACAACGTCAAGGCTGAGGTCGAGCCCGAGGTTGCTGAGGGCCCCTACCGGGCGGCACAGGCCCGCCTGGCGCTGCTGGCCCGCTCCCGGATCGTGCAGCTCATCCCCGTGGTGAGCCGTCCGGCGGCGTTGGCCGCTGGCGCCACCCTCTCCCGGCTCTCCGGCGCCCGCCTGCTCGGCAACTACATCGAGCGCATGTGGCGCCAGATCAAGGAGCTGGACAAGCGCATCCCGACGATCACCGTCCTGACCAAGGCCTTCACGCTGCTGTCCGGCTGGGTCCTGACCGCCGCGTCGAACATCATCACCCTGACCGGGTCGATGGCGCAGATGGGGCTGGCCGCTCTGGCCCTGCCCGGCATCCTGGGTGGCTTCGCGTTCGGTATCGGCGCGACCATCGCGGTCCTCAGGGACTTCAACCAGGTGTTCCCCGACTTCCAGGGGAAGATGGCCAAGCTCCAGGACCAGATGTCGGCGGCGTTCTGGGAGAAGGCAGCCGAGCCGATCCAGCACCTGATCGACGTGCTGTTCCCGCAGTTCGAGCGGGGCCTGATCCGCACCTCGAAGTCGCTTGCCGTGTTCTTCGGCTCACTGGCCGACGGCCTGGCGAATCGCCTCGACGGCCACATCGACTACATGTTCGACAACCTGAACCGGTCCATCGAGATCGCGTCCCGTGGCATGGACTCGTTCGCGCAGTCCCTCACGGTGCTGGGCAAGGTCGGGTCGGAGTACCTCCCGCGCCTGGCGGAGTGGTTCGTCCGCATCAACGACTCGTTCGCCAAGTGGGTGACCGCAGCCCAGGACGACGGGCGGCTGAACGCCTGGATCGAGACCGGCATCGAGCAGATCGGCCACTTCGGTCGGGCCCTGGCCAACACCGGGCGGATCCTGCGCAACCTGTTCCAGATCTCCGAGGCTGCCGGCGGCTCGACGCTGTCGATGTTCGCCGACACGCTCGGCAGGATCGCAGAAGTTACCGGGCGGGAACCATTCAGGTCGAAGCTGATCTTCGTTCTGCGCTCGGCGCACGAGATGATGTCGCTGATCGCCAACCAGTCGGGCCCGGCGCTGTCGCGGTTCTTCACGGTGTTCGCGGACACGCTCGGCACGGTGTTCGTGATGACCGGGGACGCGGTCGGCAAGGTCCTCGGCGGCATTGCTGACGCACTGGCGCACCCGGCCTTCCAGTCGGGGCTCGTGGCGATGTTCCAGGGCATGTCCGACGGCATCAAGTCGATGATCCCCGCACTCCAGCCCTTGGCTCGCGGGTTCGGTGGCCTGGCCCGAGTGATCGGCGCCATGGCGCAGAGCTTCGGCCCTGCCCTGGCTTCGATGTTCGGCACCATCGGTGGCGTCATGGAGCGACTGGCACCTGCACTGGTGCCGATCATCCGGCTCCTGGGCTCGGCGTTCACGGACGTGCTCGAGGCTGCGGCGCCGGCTGCGATCATGTTCGCGAGCGCGTTCGCCGACCTGCTGCGAGGCGGCGGCATGACCGCGCTCAGGACGATTCTGCCGCCCATCGTGGACCTGCTGTCGACGATGGCTCAGGAGTTCGGCAACAACACCTCGCTGATGGACACGTTCGGTCGGATCCTCCCGCCACTGGCGGAGGGGTTCGCGAAGATCGTGGAGTCGGCCATCCCGCTCGTCCCGTTGTTCTCGCAGCTTCTGCAGTCCGTGCTGGTGCCCATGGCTCCGGTGCTGGCTCAGTTCGCTGAGTGGTTCTTCCCTGCCCTCGGGGACGCGGTGGCCAAGCTGGCGCCGCCACTCGGGGAGCTGCTGCGCATCCTCACTCAGGTGCTGGCCGCGCTGATGCCGATCATCCTGCCGATCACGTCGTTCATCAGGGACTTCCTGGCGGACACGCTGATCACCCTCATCGAGGGGATCGCTCAGGCGGTGCAGGGCGCGGTCGACATCATCAAGGGGATATGGGACGCGTTCGCCGGGATCTTCACGATGGACGCCGACCGGTTCTGGTCCGGCATCGCACAGATCGCCAAGGGCGCGTGGGACCTGATCGTCGGCATCATCAAGGTCGTACTCAGTGTCACGATCTTCAAGATCGCCAAGCTCGCACTGGTCGCACTCAAGGGCCTGTTCAAGCTGGGCTGGAACGCGATCAGCTCCGGCGCCCGCGCCGTCTGGAACGCGATCAGCTCGTTCTTCTCCGGGTTCATGAGCACCCTGCGGTCGAAGGCCTCCAGCGGCATCAACGCCGTGAAGAACCTCCTGTCCACTGGCGCGCAGGGCGCACGGAAGTTGGTGATCCAGGCCTTCCAGAGGCTGCGCGACGGAGCGATCAACATCCTCAACAACCTCCGCACCAGGGTGGCCTCCATCAAGGACAGGGTTCTCGCCGTGTTCAGGAATGTCGGGAACTGGCTGTACAACTCCGGCAGGGCGCTGATCCGGGGCTTCATCGACGGCATCAAGTCGCTGGCCGGCGCGGCCAAGGACGCGGCAGGGAGTCTCCTGTCGGGCGTCCGAAACCTGTTCCCGTTCTCCCCTGCCAAGGAGGGTCCGTTCTCCGGCAAGGGCTGGACGCTCTACTCCGGTCAGGCAATCGCCGAGGACCTGGCGAAGGGCATGCGGCAGCGCTTGGCACTGGCCAAGCAGGCTGCCGAGATCCTGGCTGAGTCCGCGTACCCGAGCATCGAGCAGCCACGGCTGCCGGAGAGCTTCGGGGATGGCGGGCCGGACGACAACTACGGCGGAGGCGCCGTGATCGTCCAGCAGACGATCAACAACCCGCTGCCGGAGGAACCATCCGAGGCTACGAACAAGGGGCTCCAGACAGCGGCTGCGCTGGGTCTCGTGTGAGGGAGATATGGACATCACCTACACGGTCGACGGCGTAGACCTGGACGACGCGCAGCAGCGGTGGGTGCTTGATAAGGACAACCCTCATCAAGCCACCCCCGATGTGCGCTCGGCGGCTATCGCAGTGCCCGGTCGCCATGGCTTCATTCCCGCTGGGGGTGACGTCTATGGCGCCGGGACACTGGGGCTGCGCCTCAACGTGACCGACATCGACAGCGCCGGGGTCCGGCAGGGCCTGGTGTCCGAGGATGCCGGCCACGCCCAGCTCCGGGCCAACCAAGAGCTGCTGTTCGGGATCATGTACAAGCGCCACGACCTGCTCACCATCAGGCGCCGTGTAAACGGCGTGTGGCGCAGGGCTCGGGGGCGGGTGATCACCTCGACCCGACCGGTGGAGGTTGACACCTACACATCGCAGGTAACTGTGGTGTTCGAGCTACCGGACCCGTTCTGGTACGACGACACCGAGACCACGTTCACCACGGCCAGCTTGACCGCAGGCGTGGAGACGGCGGTGGAGTCGACGACCCTGGGTGGGGGGAACGCCCCGATCCGCCCGATGCTCATCATGGCGCCGGGGCCGCTGACCAGCCTCGAGGTGCGTGACGCCAACACCGACCGGTGGGTCAAGCTGTCCATCTCCGTCCTGTCGGACGAGGCCGCGCTCATCGACACCGAGACCATGCAGGCCTGGATCACACCCGACACCGACCAGTGGGACTCCGCTGCGGGCGTCGAGGTGACCGGGGCGCTGGACTCCGGCATCGGTGCGTTCAGTCTCGAGCCCACCTACGACATCCCCGAAGGCCAGACCGTGGTCAACCTTCTCTGCACCCGAGCAGGGGCAGGAGGGACGGTCTCGATCCGCACGAGAAGGGCCTGGCTGCAATGACGTACGACCTTCGCCTCGTCGCGTACGAGCCCAACGGCTCGCGCCTGGGCGTGCTGCACGAACCGCTGGAGTTCAACTGTGGGCTCCCCCTGAACGACGTCTCCTCCCTGATCGTCAAGTACAGCAGGGCCGCGCAGGGCGCCGAGCTGCTGGACGACTACGTCGAGCTGGCCGTCGAGCGCTACGCCGACGGTGCCTGGGAGGAGATCCCCAACGGACGGTTCGTCAAGCTCGCCTGGGCATCCAACCACCTCGACGAGACGAGGGTCCTCGACCTCACCCTCCCCGGCTACGGCTGGCTGCTGGCCACCGCCAGCGTCCGGGACCACCCGTCCCCCACGTCGGAGAACACCGACGACCAGGGCAAGCGGAAGTTCAGCGCGGACAACGCCGGGATCATCCTGCGCACCCTGATCCAGGAGGCCCAGGACCGCGACACCCTGCCCGGCTTGGTGACCGACTTCGACACCTCCGTCGACTCCGACGGCCAGGCCTGGGACAAGGTGCTCACCATCGCCTACGAGCCCGGCCTGGGCCTGGACATGGTCCTGAACAACCTGGCCGACCAGGGCGTGATCGACTGGCAGATGCAGGGGCGCACCCTGCGCGTGTTCAACGCCGACACAGTGCTGGCCGAGGACAAGACCGATCAGGTCAACCCGGTGGTGCTGCGCTCCGGCATCGACATCACGTCGGGCCCGGACCAGGGCGACTCGTCCGGCCTGCTCCACAACGCGCTGGTGCGCGGGGAGGCCGGCGCTCGGGTCGAGCTGACCAACCCGTCGGCGCCGGCACCGTGGGGCCACTTCGAGGGCACCCTGAACCAGGGCGGCGTCTCGGACACGACCACCATGACCCTGCTGGCGCAGGCCGCTCTGGCCGACGGCGCCGAGGAGCGGGTCCAGATGACCCGGGAGCTGCTGTTCCTGGAGGCGGTGTACCTGCCGTTCGTGGACTACGTCCCCGGCGACTACATCTACGCCCCGGGCAACGACGGCGTGCGCGACAAGCTGCGCGTGCAGCAGATCACGCTCGTGCGGGACAACGACGGCGTCGTCTCGGGCAACGCGGTGCTCAACGACCGCTTCATCGAGGCGACCATCCGCCAGGCCAAGCGCACCAAGGGCATCGTGGGTGGCTCAAGGTCCGACGGCGGCTCCGGCGCACTGCCAGCCGACCCGTCGGCGCAGGACACCCGCATCCCGGCGGCACCGACCGGCCTGGTCGTGCAGTCCGACGCCTACGTGGCATCCACTGGCGTGGCACAGGGCACGATCCTGGCCGAGTGGAACCCGGTCACCGCAGCGACCGACGCTACGGCCCTGGAGGTCTCTGAGTACGAGCTGTGGGGTCGCCAGGGCACGGAGGACCACTGGCGCCTGCTCACCAAGAGCGAGGACACTGCCGTCGGCCACGCCCCGTTCGAGCCGGGCACCACCTGGCAGTTCCGGGTGCGGGCGCGTGGGCGGTACGCCACCACTCCGGGCCTGTTCTCCAGCACGGTGGCCGTCCTGATCGAGGACGACATAGTCGCCCCACCCAAGCCGTCCACGCCCGTGCTCACCTCGAGCCTGGGCACGGTGAAGGTGTACTGGGACGGCAAGACCAGCGCCGGCTCCCCCATGCCCGTGGACCTGAGCCACGCTGAGATCTACACAGAGCACGGCGCAGGCCCCGCTGGCGGGCTGGTCCTGGGTTCGGGCGGCTGGGTGTCCACACCGGACCACGCGGCTCTTGAGTCCAACGTCCTGGACATCCGCATCGACCTGGACACGAGCGCCAACCCCTACTGGGTGGACAACTCGAGCACCGAGTACGAGCGGTTCATCGTCGGTCGCTGGGACCGCACCGGCCTGCAGTTCGTGTGGCGCCTGTCGTACTACTACGACGGCCTGCGCCTCATCACGAACGACGGCACGGTCAGTGCCAGCCGGTACTCCGGGGGCGCTGGGGGCCACTTCGGCAGGCGCACCCTGCGCGTGACGGCGACGGCCAGCGAGACCAAGTTCTACCTGGGCGACTCCCTGGACACCGACGAGTGGATCGAGATCGGCTCGGACTCCGGCGTCGTCGGTGGAGTGATCAACTCCGCCACGAGCCTGCCGGTGACCATCGGTGGTGACGCCAACGGAGACGGGTTCTCCGCCAGCCTCCCATACACCCTGGACGCAACCGTCTACGGGTTCCAGCTCCGCACCGCCATCGACGGCACGCTCGTGCTGGACGCGGACTGGACGGACGCGGACTCGGTGACGCCACCGTACGTGGACAACGCCGGGCGCTCCTGGGGCTACAACGAGGGCGCCGCCGTAACCCCGCCGGAGACTGAGGGCGGGCCCATCGGCTCGATGCCCTCGCTGGGGCAGATCCTCGCGGATGACTTCCTGATCCTCACGGACCTGCCGAAGGATCAGACGGTGGAGATCGCGCTCCGTGCGGTCGACCGGTCGGGCAACGTGTCGACGTACTCGGACACCGCATCCATCGAGGTGCAGCGGATCGAGGATGTCGAGATCGCGGACGGTGCGATCAAGGCCAACCACCTCACCGTGGGGTCGATCAAGGCCGAGCACATCATGGTCAACCAGATCGACGCGACGAAGATCGTGGCGGACGCCATCACGGCCAAGCACACGATCACGGGCGCGACGATCCAGACCTCGGCACTGGACAACAGGGGTATCAAGATCACCAGCACGGCCATGCGAGCGTACAACTCGCTGGGCGAGACGGTGTTCCAGTTGTTTTCCAGCAGCGGCGATCTGACTGCCGTCGGCCGGTTCAGGACGGGGTTCGATGGCATCCGTGTCGAGGTGGACAGCGAGGCCTACAACAACAGGCCTGGCATCCGGTTCGTGTCGAATGAGGACGGCACGCTCCAGTTGAGCCCCGTGATCCAGGGGATCGGCGACGGGGGCGATGGGGGTTACCCGGAGCACTCGATAGTCATCATGTCTGGCGAGGACACCACGAACAGCTCCGGCCGGGCAGACCTGCAGCTCAACAAGGGCGGGGACTGGTCGATCAAGCAGCAGTACGGCGGCACCCACTCCGGGGTTGGGATCTACAAGGAGGACCACCTGATCCGCTTCCGGGGCGGCATGCACGAGTCCTGGTTCGGCGACGACATGTGGCGTCCGTACCATGCCACGGGCGTGGGCCCCACGTCTGCGGACGCCAGTGGCTTTTGGTCGACGGGTCTCTGGTCCTGGTCGCTGTCCTCACTGCCCGTGAGCGGAACTCGTCACGCCGTCGCCCAGGTGGGCGGATCCGGGGGCATCTCGACCTCGTCGGCGTCCCCGTACGTTGTGGGCTGCCAGATCTCGTCCACCGGTCTGTCCATGAGGATCTACTCCCTCGGCGGAGCGAGCAGCGCGACCTCCCTCTCCGCACACATTCTCGCCTACTGGAGTACGTGATGAGAGCACACCTTGATGACAGTTCGGTACCTGGCGAGCGGGCCCTGGCGCTTATCACGACGTCGCCGGAGGGCAAGGAGGACCGGCAC